TTTGCTCATGATGTATGCGATGACCGGGAAAATGACTAACACCACCATCGTTAACTGCCAATTAAGATAAATTAAGTAACCCATTAATCAAAAATGGTTTGGTCGCTAAACACCGCTTTATCATTGATTGCTAAAGAAGCAATACCACTTTCAGTATTTAGTGTTATATCAACAAAAGATTTATCCGATACTCCTGTACCGCTATTAGCGTTATAGTTCATCGTTAAGCCATCCATCCACCCACTGATAGTCACAGTGTCATTGTTGTGTAAAAGAACGCAGCAGATGTCCTCTCTGCGGCTCATAAGGTCTATTTGATTTACCTTGTTATCTACAGCAGGAGTCTGAATAGTAATATCAGTAGCAACAACACCTAATCCATTAGATGTGTTCTTGTTTTCTGTAAATGTTGTAGTACCGTCCTTTGTGTTGTGTTCAAAGGTTACGGTGTTTAATGTGTCTACTTGAGTTACTTGAGTCTCATCCGTTGGGCTGAAAGTAATCGTCAAGTCTTTTTGTAATAATAGGACAGCCTTCTTGATACCACCCGTAACTCGTTTGTTACAATTGATATCAATATCGCTTAATAAGATGCTACAATTGAAAGCCATATATTTTTAAATAAAAAGGGGCGAGGTTTTCGCCTCACCCCCTTGTGTTAATTTACAAGATTGCTATTAAGCAGTGATGTCGCCAAATGGAGTCTCAGCGATGCTGTAAGACAATCCAGCTTCCTCACCAGTCAAGGTTACTTGGAAACGGTTCTTTTCAGCACGACCAGTTCCAGAGTTACCATCAATAGTAGAAACATATAGACCGAAATCTAAACCACAAACGTGGTGAGTTCCAGCAGCAGTCTCAATGAAAGCTACTAATTCTGGTGCGCCATTAGACATTTGGTCTAAAGCAGTGATACGAGCAGCATCCATCTTTGGAAATTCTGCCGAGATAGTTGGAACAGTAGAGAAAGTTCCATCAGCGTTAGCGGTTTTAACTTCAGAGAATACAGAGAATCCATCTTTCAAGTTGAAAGAGAATTGAACTACATCAGAAGCAGCACCACTTGCAGCAGATACCACACGAGTAGGAGCGTCAGAAGTAAGGACAGCGATTGCAGCAGCACGTGAAGAAACGTGAAGCTCTACAATACCACCAATACCTAAATCATCACATCCGTAAGTGATATCAGCAAGAGTTACAGTACAAGCCATTTTTTATAGGGTATTAAAGGAAGGGCGCAAGGCCCTTCCGTTATTATTATTATGCGAAGTTCTTAGCGTAGACAATCTCGTCACCTTTAAGGTAAGAGAAACCTAACTTGAACTGTCCCCAGATTTTATCAGAAGATAATTCAGCTTCGTACTTCATATCAATTGCGCGAACGTCATTGTACTCATCAGTCAACATTACGATGTTCTGAGCAGCAGCAATCATAAATTCGTTAGCAGGCATAGATGGGAAGTGAATAACCTCCATACCGTAGTAGTTCGGTACACCACCTTCTACAACACCTTGTGGAGTAGTAGTGTAAAGACCAGCGATAGCGATTTGGTAGTGTTGCATAGCAGCAGTTCCCAAGAAGATAGCAGGTTTGAAATCACGGTCAGCATCGCCGTAAACAGCAGCCAACATAACGTCACTCATTGTTTCGTAAGCACCCTCTAATTTGTCAAGGATGTTAGCAGAAGTTAAAGCAGCATTTGTGTCGTAATCTAATACAGCAGCATCAGCAGCCATTTCAGTAGTCAATGCAGTACCTGCAACAGTCAATGCTTTTTCAGCAGACAATTTTGCGAAGTAGTCAAATACCCAGTCTTTAAAGTCAGCATCCATAGTTTCTGGATTGTTCTGACCTTTCTTTAAAAGAAGACCACGGTAAGAAGACTCAAGAGCGTTCTTACAGTTTAGGAAAGACCACTTGTAAGTAGTTACAGTCATTTCTTTTTCTCCGATTGTAGCAGCAGAGTTGCCATCAAAGACACAAAGGTCTGAACCGAAAGATAATGTAGCGTCAAAGATAGGTACGTTTACTTTAGCTTTAACACCGTCAACAAGGCGAAAACGGTTTAATACCGCTGCCGATTTTACCATAGTGTCAATGAACAAGTCTGGACGACGGTCACCGTATGGCAAGTTTGATATTACTATACTCATTTTATTTTAATTTAAGAGGATTCGTTTAATTAATTTACAATAATTACTTGCGGTTAAAGAAGTTATTAATCATATCCACCTTCTCAGAAGTGATACCATTAAAAACTACTGTCTTGTCTTCTACTGTTTCTTCAACTTCTTCAGCCTTTTGTTCAGCAGCAAATTGCTCCTCAACCTCAGCTTCTGTAGCTTCTTCTTCAGCAGTAAATTCTTCAGAGACTTCCTCAGCAACTTCTTCAGTAGCTTCGTACTTGTCATCCTTCATTTCTTCTTTCTCTTCCTCCTCTTTGTGTTCGGGAGTATGAGCCATTTCTTCTTCTTCATCCTTGTCTTCAGTCATCTCTTCTTGAGACTCACCCATAGACGCGATGTGCTTTTGAATCATTTCAATGGCTTCCTTCAAATCAGAAACACCAGCAAACTTATCTTCAAAAGATGTCACAGCTTCAAGGAGCGAGTTGTTCTCGTTCTCCAAAGCTTCAATTCTTGCTTCGTACTTGTTAGTCATCGTCTCAAATTGAGCCTCCAACTTACCAAGTTCTTTGCCAAAACTAAATTCGTTCATTTGTTCTTCGTTATTAATTGTTGGTTTAATATCTGCCTTAATCTCAATAGAGAAACCATTTATCTCTCCGTTTTCAATTGCAGTAAATAATTCGTCAGACTCAATCTTTGCCTTTACGAATACGGTTCCGTTTGGTAGGTTATAACCATAGTCTACAGACTTATCGTTATCACTCTCTTTAGTCCAAACTTCAAGCATCACTACATCGTCAGTATCGTTCTGATGGTTAATGCCAAATGCGTTAAATAATCCCTCTTTAGAATACTTGTACATAATCTCTTGGATTGTCTCCGCAGTGAAGCGTACATAGTAATATCCCATTTCGGGTGAGAAGCGTAGGATTTCCTTGTTAGGAATCATAATAGGTCCTACAACTTCTTTCTTCTTTTCATCAGCAAACATCTGTACCTTCTCTACTTCATTGAAGTGGATGAAGTCTTCCTCAATAGCGGGCTTATCTACAAGAGAAATCTTGTACATCCCTTGAGCGATGTCTTCTAATGTTATATCAAATAATGGTAATTTATCCATTCTTCTTTGCTTTTTTATGCCACTTAGGTAGCAGGTCATTGTCTTGCACATACTTTGGGTTAGACGGTCTACCGTTCTTTACCAAGTACATAAATGCGTTTAGTCGGGCAAGTCCCCATTGTGTAGCACTTGTAACCTTTGGTGAGTGTCCTGTATTAAAAGCACCCATACCACGAAGTACAACACGCTTTGCAGCTCCCATACCCACCTTCTTATCGGGGTACTTCTCATTGTAAGCATCTACTTTAGTCTTTATAGACTTAATAACTTTCGCAGATAGCTTTCCACCTTTTCCAACACCTTTAGGGTTCTTGTTAGGAGTATCGCTTTTAGGTGCTTTGGGAGATTTCTTAATGCTGCCATCCTTGCCTTGTGTAGCATAATCATCTTTGATTTTACGGTCACCCCACGGGACGTCAGCCACATCAACACTTGCCTTAACTGTTCCTTTTCGTATGCTTTCAGCTTTTCTAATTGCCCAGTTAACACCGCTTGTTCCTCCCCAACCGAGCCAAGCAACATAGCCTCTATCTTTCCAAGGCGTATCCTTAAACTTAGGGTCAATCGCAGCATTCTTTCTATGGCGATTAAACGCAGCCATTCTTGCAATAGTCTCATACGATAGTTTTCTTTTTGATGCTAATTGATTGGCACGAGTCCAACCTACATTAGTCATACCTTTAACTTCCTTACCATACTTCTTCTTCCACTCAAGAACTTTCTTGGCGTTGTTAGTAGCAGATTGTGGGTAGTCGTTGTATGTAGCCATCAAATTAATTTACAATTATTGCAGTAGTCCTGTTATAGTCAAGTATGCGTAATCACCAAAGACATTACCCTTTGCACTCTTAACTACAATAGTGGATTGATTAATCCTTGTAGCACTTAGTGTTTTAAAAAAGAAATCTAAAGAAGAAAGCTCTGAGGTCTGTAAGACCATATCAAACTCTATAGTAGGGCTGTTTGAATATCTTATCTTTTCATTATTTGAAAACAAGGTATAGTAGTCTGTAGTATTCCCATACTCATCTTCAGCCATAAGATTCCATCCAGCGGTATTGTAGTGAAACAATCTACCATTAAAAGGATGCACAGTCCAATCTTCATATATACGCTGCGTTATAGTGTATATGCTCGGTCTGTATTCTTCATTAACCACTTTCGGCCTTTTAATTATTGTGTTATATAATGGCTTGTCTACATAAGCAAATCTAATTCCTATGTCTTGATGCTTTGTAAAAAGATTAGGAGTAAAGGCAACTTCTCTTTCTGATATGATACCATTTATTAAGTTGTCATTATCTGCTCTAAATAGAATTTCGCCTGCTACAGAATTATAATATATAGAGGATTTTAAATCTATTTCTAAATCAGATATACCATCTACATTTACTTCTTGAGTTGTACTTCCTATGGTTATATCATCACTGTTCTCATCGTCATAATAAAGACCGTAATCCTTGTTTTTTATACTTAGGTTTTTAATCTTATCTCCACCAAGGTATACCTTAACGGATTTTAAATCATCTATAAGCTCATTAATATTTTGCCCACCGCTTCTAACCAAGTGCAATGGGTCAACTCTAAGTACGTTTACATTAAGAGTGTTATCATACTCATAGAATATACCGCATCCAAATCTTTTGCATATAGCTAATAACACATCGTATGGAGAGGCCGTAGCGGTATTCTCCAAAGACTCCTTGATATTATATTCATCGTCAGTAAAGTACGGATTGAAATTAGCATTAGCTAAAAGCTTAATATTTAATTGCCCGTAATCTTCTGTTCTTGTAATAGCTTTGCGAATATCAGATACGCTAAACTCAGTAGCGTTGATAGTTGGGCCTACAACAACATAGTGGTCACCTTGGTTTGATAAGTTAAATCCTACTTGTGACCTTATCTCGCCCTCTATCGGTTCAATAAAGTAGTTTACACCATATCTGCTTTCACCGCTAACCTCAATCGTTTCTTCAGGTAAATATAATTGATTTAAACCCAAATCAGTTAGGTTCCAAGACAGCATATCTTGAATATCTGTCCATCCAGATGGAAATA